TCGAAGCTGTCAATAATGACGACACTACCCTAAAAAGTATGATCGTAAAACCTGTTGAGTCTATCTACAGACCCGGGGAATTTGAAATAATAGAAAAGGGTTCTGAAACCGACCTAAAGATAAAGGGCAGGTTGGTTGTGTATGATGTAATAGATAAAAACACTGGTAGGTCAAGTCCCGAGCATGTATTTGATTTGGCGGCCTTTGCAAAGGATCGTTTTCCATTCGAAAAGATTTCTCTACAGTATGATACTCTTAAAATTGATACGGATGAAGAACAATATAATGCCCGTTTATTAATTACTCTGCCCGAACTAGATGATAACTATAATGGAGACTATAAACAGGAACTAGAGACCAAATTTAATAATCAGATTACGTCTGATAATGAATTGATTGAACATGTTCCACATCCCCCACAAATTATTCCACGAGCAGCAGATTTTGATAATCTTATAGTTGAATTTAGTTATAAAGATTCTATTGCTAAATATGGTTCCTTAATTGATAGAAAAACCATTAGTGATAATTGGGTCCTAAGACATCTGGCTGATGATGCCGAGATTGTAGTCCTAAAAATTCTACAGAATGAATTTGAGAGAATGATGACCATCTTTGGATCTCAGGTCTATACTACACCTCAGGGTATTTTCCCGGACCTTAGGGGATCGCGGTCTGTAAAATCTCAACATTTAAAGGGCAAGGCGTTTGATATCTACACCACCGAATATAATAATGAACAAAAAATAAAACTATTAAATGCTGCATTGCAGGCAGGATTTCAGGGATTTGGTTTCTATAACGATTTTATTCATATTGACATGAGATCACCATCAGATTTCGTGGGACCAACAGGCACATGGTCACAAGTAGCTTCATGGGCTGGAAAGAGTCATACAAAATATTGGGTTGAATACATTCAAAAAAACCGAAGACCAAACCCATATAACGTAATAAACCCCCATAAATAAGTTAAAGGGGAATTAAATGGTTACCAGAGTATTATCAGCTGAGGACGGTGATTTAGCTAAAGGTTCTATACGCACCTCTAGGTCTGTACCCTTTAGTGATATTGATCTTACGTTTAGCGTAAAGGATAATGGAGAGATACGAAAAAAGACTGATGCAGCTGCCGTAAAGCAGGCAGTAAAGAATCTTATACTTACCAATCATTTTGAAAAACCATTCGCGCCAAGATTTGGTGGCAACATAGTATCAATGTTATTTAATTTGCATACTTCTGATGATGCGCAATGGCTAAGAAAAAACATAGCCAAGAATATTGAAGCCCTAGAACCCAGAGCATCTGTTATAGATATATCTACAAGAGACGACCCTGACTACAATTCTTTATATGTCACAATTACTTTTAGAGTATCTAATAGTAGGCAGGTGGCAACCGTAACAACAGCATTATCAAGGTTGAGATAGATGTCAAATATACCCACTACAATTAAATCATCATCATTAGATTTTAATTCACTAAAGAGTAATCTAAAGACATATTTACAAAATACTCAAGAATTTACAGACTATGATTTTGAGGCATCGGGGCTTTCGAATATACTTGATGTATTGGCTCACAATACCCACATCAATGGCCTAATAACCAACTTTGCACTTAATGAGTCCTATCTTGGCACTGCACAGCTAAGAAGTTCCGCTATATCTTTATCAGAAGGTATTGGTTATGTTCCCGACTCAGCGACCGCTTCGTTGGCCAAGATCAGAATATATTACAATACATCCACTACTCCAAGAGAGTCTCCAGTTACACTACCGGCCTATACCAAATTTAATACAACAGTTGAGGACACCTCATATTCATTTATGACCATTGAACCTTTCGTTGCCACTGATGATGGAAATGGTTTTTATGAATTTAAGACAAATCTAGGTGTAAATGAAATATCAATATATGAAGGTACACTAAAGACCAAGACCTTTTTGGTAGGTGAGTATCAAGACAATCCGGTCTATGTTATTCCCGATACAGGTCTATTTGCAGATTCGGTAACCGTGCGGGTCTATCCTGATGCAACGTCATCCGAATTTACAGATTATACAAATATTTTAAATACGACCTCTATTAATGCTAGTTCCAAAATTTATATACTTCGAGAATCACCCAACGGGTTCTTTGATTTATCTTTTGGAGATGGTAATACATTTGGTATATCACCACCTTCAGGTGCAAAGATAGAAGTTATATACTTGTCGACCTCTGGCCCAGCTGCTAACGGTGCCAATAGATTTACACCAGGTCAACAATTTACTACGGGTGGTGACAACTCGATCACTGTTGATTTGATTACATCTACTCTGCAGAGAAGTGTGGGTGGTAAGGAAAAAGAATCTATTGACTCAATACGTAAAAATGCTCCTTTCTCATATGCATCCCAAAACCGTATGGTCACGGCTGCCGATTACTCTGCCTTGATTCTTAAGAACTATTCATCTCTCATTAAGGATATTATTTCATGGGGTGGTGAAGATGCGGCAGAGCCAGAATATGGAGCAGTCTTTACTTCAATTCTATTTGAAGATGGTATAGGAGCTGCAACGGTATCTTCTGTGAAGCAGGGGATTACAAATCTAGCAGAACAGTTGGCTGTTGCTTCATTTAATCTTAGGTTTGCAGATCCAATTACTACATTTATTGAAGTTGATACCTACTTTCAATTTAATCCCACCAAAACGGATAAAACATCAAACACAGTTAGGGATGAAGTAAATACAGCCATAGTAAATTATTTTGGTGAGACCACAGGTGTCTTTAATAGTTCATTCCGAAGATCAAATATGCTTTCACTAGTTGATGATGTAAATACAGCAGTATTGTCATCACGAGCCGATGTAAGAATGCAGAGGCGCTTTACTCCCACCAATCCTCAATTAATTGCAGTAATTAATATTATTACGGATACTGGTAGTTTGACAGGCGCAGAACTTGATTATGTTATTAATCTAATTAATTCCAGAAACTATAATGGAGCTGCCAATTATCTTCTTGATTTTTCATCGCAGAATTTTACGTCCATTAAAACCACTCTTGCTTCTACATCAATATCCAACATCCAACAAATTGATTTTCCCGTACCCCTAGCTGCAGCTGATAATGATCAATATATTATTACTTCTAATACCTTTGTCTATAAGGGTAAAAATTGCCAGTTAAGAAATCGTCTTAATAGTAACATAATTAATATAATTGATGCTGGGTCGGGACTAAATGTTGAAGAGGGTGTGGGTGTCTGGCAAGACAATAGGGTCACCATAAATTATTTTAATCCTTCTACGGTGTCGGGTACCGATACGCAGATAGCACTATCGGCAGTTCCTGCTAATACTTCTGCTATTACACCAACCCGAAATGATTTATTGGTTTATGATCCTAACAGATCTTCTGTAAACGCCGTACTAGTAACAGCTGAAAACTAATGTCTAATTCTTACGATAAAACAATACAAGATAACGATAGAAATGAAATCAACCTGCATAGGTCTGATGTCAAGAATCTATTGCCGGCATACTTCCAGGAAGATTTTCCAAAACTCATTAAGTTGCTTGAATCCTACTATGAATGGTCCAAAGAGCAGGGGTTTGATGATCAGATCCATAGGATGTATGAAAAGAGAGATGTAACGGTTGTTTCGGATTCTCTTCTTGAATTTTTAGAAGATGAACTGCTATTGGGCAATGCATACTTTGGTGGCTTTCTAAACAAACGAGAAGCCATAAAATTTAGTAACCTGTTGTATAGATCAAAGGGTACAAAGTATTCTATTGAACAATTCTTCAGGGGCTTTTTTGGTGTAGACCCAGTTGTTATATATCCCAAGGAAAATATATTTAAGGTTGGTCCTGAAATAGATTATGATCTTAACGCCACAAATACTTCGGGCCAGCAGATTAAAAAAGATGCATCTAAATTGGGGCCTGAATCATTTAAATTTATAACGGATGATAAATTATATCAAACACTTGCTATTCTTATTAGAGTAAGTATACCTATTGATAAGTGGATCGATACCTACAAACTATTTGCACATCCAGCTGGATTCTATATTGGTTCAGAGGTTCTCATTGAAGTCTATAATGAAAACTGGGATTATGATGGTGATACAAATGTTGGACTATTTACACCGTTTACAGAAGAAGAGGGTATTGGATATAAAATGATATTTGGTCCTGGTAGTGTTCTTACATCAACTACTTCTTCTACGGGCCTTGCTACAATTCAACCAGATGCTTATGCAAGCACAACAGTAATCGAGAGTGAAGATGGGCCAGCGTAGATTAAACACATATCAGAGAATACAATCCTATAGAAATTATACTATTGCTGAACTGGAAGGGTATACTCTTAATGAATCCCTGTCACCGTCTGGTGTTACCTTTGATGATGCTAATACTGGAAATGATGTAGATTTTAGTGACGGCGTAACAATGGATGAAGATATTGAGGCTAATTTTTTAAATGATGTGGCGAGCCAAATTCTGCGTCTGGGGGTAAACCTTCCATTAGAAGACTCAGATCGATTTGGTTTCTTACAATTATATGTCAATGATTATCAGATTGCTGATGTTGTAAACAATGGATTCGTTGGTGCATATGACGCATTAATAGTTTCGAAATATGCTTCGAATGTACCAATTACAGAAGCTGAGACTGATTGGATTGAAAACAATATTGTACCCTATAATAACGGTGTTGTGGAACCTAAAATTAATATCTCAAGATTTGATCAAAATAAATGGTACAC